GTAAAGGTGCCATCTCGCATATCAAAAGTACCAGACCAGTCACCACCAGCAAGAACGCTATTGTCAAACTCGTATTGAACGCCAGTTTCTGGACTTGTGGCTTTAAATATTTGCATATCTATACCATCAAGCCCAGCGGGCGCATTACCAAACATTATTGGTCTGGACTGCCCACATCAGCGGCTTCAGTAGGCGCTTCTGTTTCAGTTTCAGGCAAGTTGTCTTGAATAAACTTACTGTGGTGTTGAGCAATGATTTGTTGATTTAATAAATCAGCTTGCAATTGTGCTATTTGAGCATTTGCATTTTGCACTTGTCTAATAGAGTTTGCAACACCTGGTTCTAAATCTTTCTCATCATATTCTTTGCCGTCAATTGTTACTGCCATATTTTTCTCCTGTGTTATATTTTAAAATCTGAATACTCACCAATCTTCTGTGTGAATTTACTCGTTATTGATGTGTCGGGTTGACCACTATCAACTAGGTCGGTCTGAGCATGTTGTTCTACATCATACAAACGCATCTTAGACCTATCAACGCCAATGATAAACTTACGATTTATCGTTGGGTCGTTGTATCGATTCTTCAACTGTTTAACCATTATCTGATTCTTTTCTTCTAGTTCTTCAGATGATATTAAAGCAAACATAAAGTCAGCCGTTGCAGGCAAACCAAATGATTCTGAAGTATCTTCTAGTCCAACATCACTACTTACAAAACCACTTCTTGTAGTTTGTGTTGCAGAGAATATTGGAATGTCTTGTTCTACAGCAAGGCCTCTGAGTTCTTCTGCGATTGCCTTGATGTATGTATATGAGTTCACATTAGCGCCTGCCTTGAATCTTGACGAAGCACAAATGTTTAGATAGTCAATGAAAACAATATCTGGTTTGAAAGACTTCTTCATTGCAAGTTCACTCAATAGATTTTTGAAATGTGCAACAGAAGCCGAAGCAGTAGGATATTCTTTGACAATGAGTTGACCAGTTGTTTTCTTTTGTAACTTGTTAATCTTTGTTTCATACATCTTGTACGGCAGTTCTTCTAAATCACTCATGCCGACATTCAATAGATTAGCATCAACTCGTTCTGCGATTCTTTCTTCTGCCATTTCCATAGTGATGTACAATACATTCTTACCTTGCAGTAAAACAGATGAGGCAAGATGAGTCATAAACATGGTCTTACCAACACCAGTGCCTGCAAGACAGATGTTCAAAGTCTTAGATGGAATGCCACCTCGTGTAATCTTGTTGAAGAAATCTAAATCAAGTTCAAGTCTTTCCTCTTTCTTGTTGTAGTAATCAAATCGTTCTTTTGATTCTAGTAAATAATCATGCCCGACTTTTTGGTCAAACGAAACAGATAATGCTTCTGATAACAACTCTGGCAAATACTCTGGTGTGTGTTCTTTATCTTTGCCATCAATAATCTGAATGCCACCCAAGATAGCATTATGTATTGCACGGTCTTTACACCATGTTTCTGTTGTTTCAACCAGCCAATCTAAGTTGATTGGTTCTGGAGTGAGTTCAGAAATAATGCCTGTGAGTTTCTTGTACTCATCTTCTGTGATGCCTTTGTTTGTGTTGATTTCAATTGAGAGAGATTCTTTCGTTGGCAACTGATTATACTTGTTGACAAACTTGTAAATCTCTGTGAACAATAACTTTTCTAATCTATCGACAAAGTATTCTTCTTTGATAAAAGGTAAAACCTTTCGACAATATTCTTCATTGTGGATTAGATTTCTAATCGCTGTTGTTTCAATTCTTTCGCTCATGCAATCTCGTTTAATTTAATCTGTACATTATACATCATTTGGGTTTGAAAGTCAAGCGTCATCTTGTTGTTTTAGTTGCTCGTCTAATAAAACAACCAATATATCACCAATGTGGTCAATAAATTCTTGGCTGTCAATATCTGCTTCTATATGATTTTCTATGACTGTGTAATCAAACACCATAGGCAAGGCACCTTCTGGTGTTTTTTCAGATTCTGGTCTGAATCCTACATTGCCATATTTGTAAACGATACTTGCAAACGGACCACTAATGAGTTTAAGTCCTGTAAAGTCCTCTCCAGGCTTCTCTACAAAGACATAATCTTCATTGTGTTTTGGATTTGTAGTCTTATGTGTTGGCGGTATCTTCGGTGTGTTCTTCGACTTCTTCAATGTGGTCTCCATACTTAAATTCTTTTCCACAAACAGCATCTAACTGTTCTAATATTTCAGGTGTGAAATACTTTTCAGGATTATTATTTATAGTCTTACCAAAAGTCTTAGTACCATCTGGCAACTCAACTCGTGTAGATACTGATTTGAATATGCCATGTTTTAGTGCCAGTTCTAATAGACCATAATATCTATCTAAACCTTTGTCATAAGTTAATCGAACATCAACCATCTTGTTCTCTCTGGTCAATCTTGATTTATGATTCTTACAATGAATAATGTTACCAATGATTTCAGTACCATCTTTTTCTTTGCGTTTAGAAAGATAGACAATGCTACTAGCGGCGTATTTCAATCCTGACCCACCACCCATCTCTTTCTGTGGGAACATACTGCCCACCACATCATAAGTATGGTTTGTTATAATAAGGGGAACGGCTGCTTTCCCTAACTTTAAGGTGAGTACTCGAAAGGCGGCTTTTACAATTTGTGCCCTTGTCATATCTTTTGTTTCTTTACCTGCTTGTGTATCTTCCATCTCTTTCGTAGTTGATAACATACCTAGAGAATCTAACACAAGTAGTATTGGTTTTCTTTCTGATTGTTTCTGGTCAATGTATTTGTCTAATACAGTAATTGCTTGATGTCTGAATTCTTGCACAGTTGTAACTGGCATAACGACCATACGGCTACTGTCGATATCTCTTTCTTCAATCAAGTCTTTTGTAATTGCTGACTCACTCTCAAAGAATATTACACCGCCGTCTGGATTCTGGTCGAGAAAGTTCTTACACATGCCAAGCACAAAGAATGTTTTACCCGTTGCACTTTCGCCGGCGATTGCAGTAATCTTGTTTGATGGTAGGCCTCTGTGAATACTACCACCTAGTAACGCATTAAAAATATACGAACCTGTATCAATAAAATCGTTCACATCGCCTGTTGAACCATCTGATACTAGACTTGCATATTCGTTACCTGTTTCTTTAATTATATCTTTTAAAAAATCACTCATGTTCTTAACTCCACTTTGTATTCATGTTTATATCTTGGGTTATCATTTCTTCTTTTGTATCTCAATGCCCAATCTGTTTCTCTTGCAAACCCGCCAGGAAACTTATCAGTACTTAATTCGTGAAAGTCCCATTCAGCATCTGGTTCTGTTTTTAGTCTTTTGTGTACGATTAACATAGTTGTATTATACTCTGTTTGATTGTTTTTGTCAAGCTATATTTAGAAAAAATCATCTAATGTTGCCACTCTTGAATTCTTGAACAGGTCTGATTCAGGCCCAAAACACCAGACATTCTCAATAAACATTTTGTTCATGTGTTCGTCTAGTTTGGCCTTATCAAACTTACCATCTTCGTCATTGAATACTGCCTTGCCTTGTGGGCGTTGCATGATTCTCATACCAATCTGGCCAAGAAACTTATCTTTAAATTTATCAACTAGTTCATCACCTGAACGATAACGAACACCATGTATCTTAGGGTCCATAATGTTGACAAACATATATTTAGATACTTTCATTGTGTTCTCTGCAACAGGCAAATAGAAGTCATCTCGCCATGCATCATACTCGTTAAACTTAAACCAAGATTGATTCTCTTCCATTTCACCGCCCTTGTTATATTCTTCTGTTGAGAAATATGGTGGACTTGTAAATGCACAATCGATTGGTGGTAACTTATCATATGGCAAATCTTCTGCACCACAATTCCATATGTGTACCTTTTTAGGTTTAGGTAGAAACTTATTGTACTGAGATATTTGTTCTTGGTATCTTCTGTATGTATTTGGGTTTGGGTCACAGCCATAATATTCTTCAGCGTTTGAGGCAAAGAAACCAGCAAGTCTATCACCCCAACCACAACTTGTATCAAGTACAGTTTTCGCTTCTGTTATATCATAGATTGCTTTTGCAACGACAGGTTTAAATTGTGTTGCAATATAAGTGCCAAGTCTGAAAGCAGAGATATAACTTTTCTCGTCTAACTTACCGCCCATCA